GCGCTTGATGCTGCCGGTCAGCCCCGCCGCCGGCCCGTCCAGTACCTCGACCGTACCGCGCTCGAACCAGCGCTCGTCGAAGCCCTCGAGCGGCCCGAGCGCGAGGCGTGTCTCGTCCGCGACCGCCTCCAGCACCGCCTCGGCCCGGTAGCCCTGTCCGTCCAGGTCGACCCCGCAGGCGGCATCGCCGAGGAGCGCCGCGCGCTGTTGCCGACGCATGAGTACGAGGACTCGCTCCGGCGCGGTCCAGTCCACCTCCCACAGCCGCACATCGGCCCCGTCCCAGCGGCCGGCGGCGATGTCGGCCTCGGTGATCGCCTCATCGCTCAGCACGCCCGCGGCCTCGCTGTTGTCGACCGAGAGCCCCGAGGACTGCATCACGGCCGCGGCGCTCATGCCGGCCTCGGGGCGGAAGCGGATGCCCTCGAACTCCAGCACCCCGTCATGGTCGGTGAAGCCCAGCGTCAGCCCGTCGCCGCGCCGCACCGCCCAGGCGCGCGCGAGGGTGGTGGTCCCGCCGCTCATGTCCGCACCTCGATCACCGGCACATCGGGCATCGTGCCCGCCTGGAAGGACGCCACCGACACCGCCACCCGGTCGGTGTCGAACCGCACCGGCACGTCGAATTCGAATCCCGCGGTGACCGGCGCGCGCTCGCCCGGGGCCACGGCGAAGGTCAGCTCGCCGGTCGCGTGGTCGAGGGTCCAGTCCACCGCCTCGCGCATCGGCTCGCCGCCGACCGCGACCACGACCGTGCCGAGGACCGGCTT